CTTAATACAGGCGATAGAATGGATAGAAGTGTAATAGGTAATTTTACTATTGGAGGACGTGGAGCTAATAGAAACTTTCACGGAAAAGTCTCTAGTTTTGTGGCTACAACTTTAAGAATCAATCAACCTATGCCGACAGACGCTGAGATTGAGTTAATGATTACTGACCCTACTAAATGGCTATCTGACTATAAACAAGGAAATTCATTTAGAGTTGCTTATGGTCAAAACGAACAAACCTTTATAAATGGAGCTACCTATCAGAGTAACTCTGTTACAGCTACTCAGGTTTGGTTAATGGGTGACGGAGCAAATGACTCATACTCTAATATGATTAGAAATCAGGTTATGTCATTAGACCAAAACTATACTAAGCTACAATTAAACAGTATGGTTAGTAACGACATTCAGACTGTAAACATAAACGGATTAACGTAATGAGAGCTAAATATTGCAAGTGTAAAAATACTTACACAATGACAAAATGTAATGAGAGAAAATGCCCGACCCCTGACTATTGGGGTCAGGGCTTAGGCTCTTTAACAGGAGGGACAGTCTTTAACAAGACAGGTCTTGTAGAAGTTGGAACTATTGTTTCTGTTGAGATTATGGATGGAGGTGAGTTTTTTACAGGGTCACCTGATAACTTATATAATCTTAGACAAACTTCTACGGATGGAGAAGGAACAGGAACTGAAATAAGGTTAAATGTGGTTAATCAAGAGGCTGTGTCTTTTGGTGATGTGTATGAAGAGGGAGAAAGATATTCTATTGGAGATACGATAAGCTTAACTACAGGGAATGCTGTTACTGTCAGAGAGCCTGTTGTGAGGGTTACTGAAATAGTAGTTACAGGTGTTAGCGGAGGTCCAAGAATTAGTAATAATGAGAGAGCAGGTCTTTGGGACTGAAAATAAAACACTTATACTACTTTCTTATTATAATGTATAATTATTAATGTAATTTTAAAACTATGAAGAACCCTAAAGAATTATTCAAGGCTATCGTTGAGCTTTCTAGCAAAGCACTAGGTAACGAAGAAGTTGAGAATATCGAAGTAAAGGAAGAAGTTGTTTTAGCTGAAGAGGAAACAAAAGAGGTAGAGACAAAGGAAGCTGTAAAAGAAGAAGCTCCTTCGACTGCTCCTGTTGATGTACCTGTAGCTGTTTCAAAAGTAGAGTTTGATTCTGCGATAGCTGAAATAAAAGAAATGTACACTAAAGTATTAGAAAGCATTTCACCTTCTACACCTCAAGAAGTTCCTGCTGAATTATCGAAGGAAGTGAAAGAAGAAGTAGAAGTAAAAGAAGAAGAAGTAGTAGAAGTAAAAGAAGAAGTTGCTGAAGAAGTTGTGGAAGAAGTAAAAGAAGAAGTAATCGAGACTAAGTCAGAAGAGGTAGTTGACGATTTAATTCATACTCCTGAAGCAGTAGTAGAAACTAGACCTAGTTACTTATACGCTCAAAACAGAAATTTAACAACCGAAGACCACGTCTTCAAAACACTTTTTAATAAATAATAAATAAAAAATAGCAAAAATGGCTACAACAACAAACATTACAACTACATACGCAGGAGAAAAAGCTATGCCTTTTATCTCTGCTGCGTTATTACAACCAACTACTATTAGAAATGGTGGTTTAACTGTAAAACCAAACATCAAATTCAAGCAAGTATTGAAGAGAGTAGAAATGAGTGACCTTATCAAAGATGGTACTTGTGACTTTACTCCAACTGCAACTCTTGACATCACTGAAAACACACTTGAACCAAAAGAATTTCAAGTAAACTTTACTCTTTGTAAGCAAGACTTCCGTTCTGATTGGGATGCAATCTCTATGGGATTATCTGCTCACGATAACTTACCTCCATCTTTAGCTGAATACATCATCGGTAAAACCGTTGCTGAAGTAGCTACTGCTAACGAATCTATTCTTTGGAATGGTGCTGACGCTAATGAAGGTGAATATGATGGTTTCTTAGCTTTATTCGCTAATGATGCTTCTGTAATTGACGTAGCAGGTTCTGCAGGAGCGACAGGTGCTGCTGCAACTGTACAGGCTGAAATGAGAAAAGTAATTAACGCTATTCCTCAAACTATCTACGGAAAAGAAGATTTAAAATTATACGTTGCTTCTGATGTACTTAGAGCTTACGTTTCTTCTTTAGCACTTCAAGGTGATGGAGACGGTTACTTAAACCAAGGTGCTAACCAAGGTTTCTCTAACTTACAGTTCGAAGGAGTATCTATCTTTATGGCTAACGGATTGCCTGCAGGAAATATGGTTGCTGCTCAATCTTCTAACTTACATTTCGGTACAGGTCTTATGAACGACCAAAACGAGATTAAAGTTTTAGATATGGCTGACTTAGATGGTTCACAAAACGTACGTTTCGTTATGCGATATACTGCTGCTGTAAACTACGCTATCGGTTCTGAAATCGTTTGGTACGCACAATCTTAATAAAATGTAATAATGGGGAGTTCACGCTCCCCAATTACTTAATCTAATTAATTAATTTAAATATATAAAATATGTCTTGCGAAAATTTATCTCTAGGAAGATTGAAGCCGTGTAAGGGTTCTGTTGGAGGGATTAAGAATATATACTTCGTTAACTACGGAGACTTTGACGGTATTGTTATGAACAGCACTGATGAAGATGTTATCGATACATTAGGAACAACTGTTTCTGCTTACAAATATGATGTACACTTTTCTTCATCTTTAACACAGAACATTCAAGCTTCTGCTGAAAATGGAACGGTTGCTTTTGAACAAGTTTTAGAAGTATCACTTCCTAAACTAAGTAAAGAAGACCACAAAGAAATCAAATTATTAGCCTTCGGACATCCTCACGTTGTAGTAGAAGACCAAAACGATAACTTTTTCGTTGCAGGTTTAATCAACGGAATGGAAGTTACAGGTGGTACTATTGTTACAGGTACTGCTATGGGTGATATGTCAGGTTATACTCTTACCTTAACAGGTATGGAGAAAGCTCCTGCTAATTTCTTAGATACTAACCTTGTTGATGCAGGTGGAAGTATTGTATCAGGTACTTAATAAATACTAAATACTATTGCAGAAAAGGCTACTTTAACGGTAGCCTTTTTTTTATACAATAAAAACAAAAATAGACTTTTTTTATTATATAGTATGAAACTATTGGATAAAGATATAGCTACTAATAACATAGTTATTATACCTAGAAATTACAATCCTTTTTTAGATATCGATGCAAAGATAACTAGAGACGGAACTAAGACTATAGAGACAGTTACAGCGTCTTCACATAGAGATACAGGTAAAGGTATTTCTATTGACTTAGAATTTACCTCTTTAATAGAAGGAGCGTATTACTTTATGGAAGTATCTCAATCTTCATCTAACTATGAGTTTGATTCTAATACGCAGGAATGGTGTTATTTAACAACTCCATCTGCTGAGCCTAACAAGAAAGTTATATTTAAAGATAAAGCTTTTGTAACAGGTCATAACAACGAAGAGTACAGTATTAACAAAGGAGAGTTTACTATAGATGTGGCTACTGACTCTGACGAAATAAAAATATATGAGTAAAGAAAAGAGTAATTTAAGGATAGTTGGATTGTCTAGCTATGAAAGACCTGAAGTAAAAGAATACTCAGGTAAAGACTATGTAGAGTATGGTGTTGATAACTGTTACTTCGATGATTTGGTTGATAGATTCTTAGGGTCTCCTACTAATGCACGTTGTATTAATGGTATTAGCGATATGATTTACGGTAGAGGACTAGATGCTGTTGATAGAAATATCAATAGAGATTCTTATATTGAAATGAAAAAGCTTATAGATGAAGGAGAGCTTAGAAAAGTAGTTGGAGATAGAAAGTTGTTAGGACAAGGATGTTTTAAGGTTTTGTATAACAAAAACAAAACTAAGGTAGTTGCTATTAAGCATTACCCTATGGAAACTCTTAGAGCAGAAAAAACTACTTCAGGTGTTATAAAAGCATATTACTATCATCCTGATTGGAAGAATAAAAAGACTTCTGATAAGCCTAGAAGAGTTCCTACATTTGGTAATGGTACTAAAAAAGAATTATGTGAACTATACATAGTAAGAACATATACATCAGGGTTTTATTATTATTCTCCTTGTGATTACCAATCTTCTATTCAGTACAGTCAGCTAGAGGAAGAAGTATCTAACTATCATTTATCTAATATAGAGAATGGTTTACAGCCTAGTTTATTAATTAACTTTAATAACGGAGTACCTTCTGACGAAGTACAAGGACAGATAGAAAGAAAGATATCAGATAAGTTTGGAGGAAGCTCTAATAGTGGTAAGTTTATATTAAGTTTTAATGAAGATAAAGATACTGCTGCTAACATAGACCCTGTACATTTACCTGATGCACACGCTCAATATCAATTCTTATCAGAAGAAAGTAGAGAGAAGATAATGTTAGGTCACGGTATTGTGTCTCCAATCCTTTTAGGGATTAAAGACAACACAGGATTTGGTAATAATGCAGAAGAGTTAAAAGTAGCTTCTAATTTAATGGATAATATAGTTATTAGACCATTCCAACAAAACATTGTAGATGCTTTAAATAAGATATTAGCTGTAAACAAGATTTACTTAAGCTTATATTTTAGAACACTACAACCTATTGAGTTTAGTGATTTAGATAATGTACAAAACCAATCTACTAGAGAGATTGAAACAGGAGAAAAACTATCGTCTCAAGTTATAAGTGACGAAGAGATAGAAGCTATATTTACACAAGAAGAAGATAAAGCCACTATACTAAGCAAGATAAAAGATATATTTAACATAAAAAATAATAAATAATGGCAAAGGCTTTATTCGTTTCAGATACATACGTAAAAAAGAAGTCTATTATATCAGGTAACGTAGACCCTGATTCTATGCTTCAATTCATAGAGACTGCACAGGATATGCACGTACAAAACTATCTAGGTACTGAGCTTTATAAAAAGCTTATGTTACTAGTTTCTAATGGAACTATAGTTGATGCAGCTAACTCTGATTATAAAGGTCTCTTAGACGACTTTATAAAGCCTATGTTGGCTTGGTACACTCAAGCTGAGTATATACCTTTCGCAAGTTATACACTGTCTAATAAAGGCTTATTTAAGCATTCATCAGACAACGCTTCTACACTTGATAGAGAAGAGATTGCAGGTTTAGCTAATAGAGCTAACGATAAGGCTGTTTTTTATACAAACAGACTTATCAATTACTTATGTGATAATAGTATATTATTTCCTGAGTACAATGATACAACAGAAGATATGAGTCCTGATAAGGATTCTAATACAGTAGGATTTTATTTAGGATAACTTTAACAAGATGGGATTGGAAGACATTAACAAATATAAATTAAAAACAGTTTATAAGGATAAATTAGATTCTTTTATAGACAATTTAGATACTGATATTAAAAAAAACATACAAGATGGTAGTAAAGAAATTAAGTGATAGAATAAAGAACGACACCTTCTCAAGAGTGGAGTTCGAATATAATGATGTAGTAGGTAATCCTATAGACTTAACGGATGTTACTGTTAAAGTTCAATTTAGAAATAACAGTAAGAAAGGACACGTAGTTAAAGATGTAGATACTACAGCAGGTATAACTATGACTGATGCAGTTAACGGAAGATTTGAAATAGATAAGTTTACTCCTATTGACTTTGAAGTAGGTACTTATTATTATGACGTGGAAACAACATTTCCTGATGGAGACATCAAAACTTATGTAGGTGGAACATTTAAAGTAATACAAGACGTAACAAATGGATAATATACAAGTAACAGTAATAGATAATCAAGATGTAGTATCATTGTTTGTAGGTCCTTTAAGGGGACCTAAAGGTGATACAGGTGAACAGGGTATTCAAGGTGAAGTAGGAGCGACAGGTTCTACAGGAGCTCAAGGTATACAAGGTGAGCAAGGACTGCAAGGTGTTCAAGGAGAACAAGGAATACAAGGGTTAACAGGCTCTACAGGAGCTCAAGGAATTCAGGGAGAGACAGGAGCTCAAGGAATTCAAGGAGAGACAGGGATTCAGGGAGAAACAGGTGCTGATTCTACAGTAGCAGGTCCTACAGGTCCTCAAGGTCCTATTGGATTAACAGGAGATACAGGAGCTAAAGGAGATACAGGAGATACAGGAGCACAAGGTCCTCAAGGATTGCAAGGTTCTCAGGGAATTCAAGGACCTCAGGGTGTTCAAGGTGATGCAGGTACAGGTGTAACCTTTAAAGGTGATGTAGCTGATGAAGCTTCACTTCCTTCTAGTGGTAACACTCAGGGAGACGCTTATTTGGTTCAAGCTGATGATAGTCTACATATATTTGATGGAACATCTTTTGTTGATGGTGGCTCTATTCAAGGTCCTCAAGGTGCTCAAGGAACTCAGGGGATTCAAGGGGTACAAGGAGAACAAGGTGTAGCAGGTAACGATGGTGCTGATGGTGCTGATGGTGCTGATTCAACTGTAGCAGGACCTCAAGGTATTCAGGGACCTGCAGGAACTAACGGAGCTGATGGAGCTGACGGAGCTGACGGAGCTGACGGTAATGATGGAGCTACAGGACCTCAAGGTATTCAAGGAGATGCAGGTATTCAAGGTATTCAGGGAATACAAGGAATACAGGGTGAGCAAGGAGAACAAGGAATACAAGGTGAAGCAGGAACAACTGACTATACAGCTTTAACAAACTTACCTAGTGGTACAGACAACTATGTAGTTAAATGGGATGGTACTGAAGGATTACAAGATAGTATTATATTTGATAATGGAACTAACGTAGGGATAGGGACTACAGCTCCTACTGATTTCGGCTCAGGTAAGCTACTTACAATTCAGTCAGAGGCTAGTGGAGATTATGGTGGTATTATAACTAAAACAGATAGTGTTACAGGTCAAATGTGGAGTAATGAAAATGCTTCTAATCTTTTTATAGGTACAAGGTCAGAACACCCTGTGGTAATTACAACTAATAATGTTGAGAAGGTAAGAATAGCTGCTAATGGTAACGTAGGAATAGGGACTTCTACTCCTGATAAAAATCTAGTTGTTAATGACTCAACTGACGCTAGGATTAAGCTTCAAGAAAA